TTGTTTGGATTTCAAAATCCTTACAATAATCCAGAATATAAACCTCAGTTTGCAGGAAAGCCTATTCAACAAACTCCTTTTAGAGGACCTGCTTATCTTGGCCAAGGAACTGTAGCTCCTAGAGGAGAATTTGCTACTGCAATTGACCCAAAAACTGGTCAGCCTATTCCAGCGGGAACAGATCAATATGGATCATTACAGCCTGAAAATGTTTCTGAAAATTATAAAGATGGTAAGTATGAAGGGCCAATGCCAGGCAGCCCTGGTGGCCCTACAATAAGCCAAGAACAAAATGAACAAGGAGGAAACAAAGAAGAAGTAGATGCTTATTCAGATAAATTTTTTGATCTTGTTAAAGAGATAAATGATCCTGAAGCTTTAAGGCGAAAGCTTGAAGGTACTGAAGATTATTTCCTGCGTGTTGCTCAGCGCAACCAAAAGATGGGATTAGAGAATTTAGAAGCAGCCGGACAAGCTGCATTTAAATATAAGTATGCACCACAAATGGCAATGACTGCTGCTGCTTCTAAGGCTGCTTATTATCCTGAAATGGTACGTGCAGCGTCTGACTCATTTACAGGTTTAAATTTAGCTGCGGCTGCTAAGCCTAGAATGAGTGGATACTATCGGGGGTTAATATAATCATGAGCCTTTCTAGTTTCGGCTTTCTTGCTCCAGATGCTGGCGATGCTATGGACGGGGGCGGCTCTTTGCCTGAGATTGCCAATCCAGGTGAATTGCCTTATGGGTTTTTGTCTGGTGAAGGCAGCCTTGCACCAGCTAATAACTTTAGTGAGTTTTTAAAAATAGGCGGCATGTTTAGTAATGCCTTTGGCGCAAATGATCCTTTAGCAACTTCTAATCGGTTGGGAAATCAATTGGCCTATAACTTAGGTCAATCAGCCATGACAGCTTCTATGGCTGCTCAGGGATTAGGTATCAGGGGGCAATTAATGGGCGCTGGTGCAGCGTTACTTGGAGAGGACGCAGCTCTTGCCAGAGAGACTACAGCAGCCTTGCGTGCACAACAGCTAAACAATACCAATGCATCGCGTGAAGCAGGTTCACGGGGCTTTAAAGCACAGCTTGCGGGTCGAATGAATCCTCAGGCAATTGCACAAAGTAGTGCACGAATTTACGGTGTTTGATTTCCCGATGCGATGATAGAAAAACAAGGGGTTAAATAATGAGCTTCGGTGATTTTATAAAAGGTATTGCAGGCCCTGTTGGTAGCGTTATTGGTGGTTCAATTGGCGGCCCACCAGGTGCAGCTATTGGGGGCGCACTTTTAGGTAGTGCAGCCAATTCATTTGGTGGCAGTAGCAGCGGAAGCCGTGCAGGCTCAATGGATGTTGCTGCTCAGCAGAACGCAATGATTGATAAGTTATTAGGATATGAAACTCCGGGAACTAGATTTTTAGAAAATTATGCCCAAACTGTTTTCTTTGATGATGAAGACAATCAATATAAAGACAATCTACGAGCACAAAATACTTTTGGTAATTTGCACGATGCTGTTCAAGCTGGTAACTTAGATCCTTTTAGTGCAGCAACATTTATGGAGAGCAAGTTATCTCCTACGAGTGAATACTATAGTACTAAAGATTTTTCTAAATTGTTAAATGCTGAAGTTAATAGATATACTCAAAAAGAGATTGCTAATGATGCGGCTTTAACTAATTTCTATCGTCCATTAACAAAAAAAGAAAATAAATACTATCGAAATTTAGCGGATAGCATGGGCATGAATAAAAGCCCAATGCAGTTCTCTAGTTTCTTGAATTCACGTTTATCTAATACACTTGAGGCACAACAAAAAGGTCCGCTAAATAGTTATGAGCAAGCAGCCTCAGCTTATTATGGACCTATGGTACGAAGTGCTGATGGTAGAAAAACAGGTACATTTAATGTATTTGGTATGCCTAGGCAAAGTTTTGATTCATCTGATTTAATTGCTTAAGGAGTAAAAATGGGATCTGCTTACACTGATTTTTTAAATAAATATACTAAAGGCAACAAAGGTAAATTAACCGGATCAGAAGCCCGCGATTTTTTAAATACGGGAGGTAGTCAGAATCAACTAGAAAAATTTATAGGAAATATGGAAAAAGATGATAATTATAATGTTGGCGTTAATGCTTACACTGCTTTAGCAAAAACTGATTCTGGAGGAAGTGGAGGCAGTGGAGGAATTGATAATACAACAAATGTGATGGCAGATGATGGCACTGCTTATTTGAATAAATATTATGGTGATTTAGGGCAAACCACTGTAGATGGTCAGGTTGTCTCTATGACGCCTGCTTTGTTTGATCAATTAGCAGCAGAAAGTTTAGAAGGAATTAAAGGTACAAATGCTGTAAATTATGCCGATGCGGTTGGTGGCAATAATATTTTAGTTCAAGAATTAATTTCAGCTTCTAACGATTATGCTAGTGAGTTAAATCTAGACGGAGTTAAATATGCATCTGATCGTAATTTAGATATTGCTCAATACACCGCAGATTCAGAAGAGCGTTGGCGTAAATACTTAGGAGACGTAGAATCTGACACTGCTAAAGCAGTTCAAGGTTTAAAAAATCAAGGTGCTATTGATTTACAGGCTATTGTCAATACAGGCCTAACGGATGTAGCAAATATTCAAGGTGGCTATGCTTCTGAACGTGTTGAACTTCAAGGTGAGTATGATGTGCAGCGTGCCAATATTGAAGCTGACTTTGAGAAGTTTAAAGCAGCTAGGGCTAAAGAAGGTCAAATTTATGGCTCATTAATGGCTGGGTTCTGGAGTTAGTATTGAGTATTATAGTTATTAAAGTGATTAACTTTTAATTATGGCCAGCAACGAAGTAGGAACCGGTGGAGATTACACAGATGATCCCACAGTAGACCTTGATAGTTTTCAGGCTCTTCTTGATCGCCTGACCACGTCCAAAAAGCGCCAGCAACGTCAAAAGTCTGTTGAAGGACGTCGTGACATCTATGCAGGCGGTTTAGCCTCCATGATGAGCAACTTCTGATTTAAACTCAAAAGGTTAATACAATGACCAGCAGCACAGGTGGAATTGGAACCGGTGGCGATTATGACGCCGATTCTGATGATTGGTTTGACCTACAAAAATACCGAGATGCTGCTGGTGTAGCCTACGAGTTTAGTAAGAAGAAGATGGAGGACGCTGGTGACCAAGAGCGACAAACAATCGGAAGGGGTGCAACAGAGCAACGAACATCTGCGCAGCAAGCCCAAGACTTCCGCGAAAGCGATGAAGAAAGGGACTACAAGCAGGCAAAGTCAGCTTACACTTTCTGATTTAGAAGCTAAAGTTTTTAGTCACTGGTTAGACAACGAAGACACAGCGACTAAAGAGTCGTTTATGTCTTTTGCTGCTGATACATATTCTTTAATTCAGGTATATTTGTATGCCAGATTTTTAGGCTATAAAGGCAGCATTACATCTTGCGATGCATGGTTTAATCTCACATACGATAAGCCGGATCATCTTGCAATACTCCTCAATGAAATACAGGAGATGCAAGAAGATATTCGTAAACTACGTGAAGATATTGAAAACTATGCAGTCAAACGTGATTCTGGTGTAGCCCGCATCGCTGCCATGCAAAAAGAATTGCGTTCTACTATTGCTCAGGTTGAGTCTTTTGTTTCTTCACGTGATCGCAAGGGACTTTTAATGGCTGGTGCTGATCGAGCAATGCGTGAGATTATTTCTATTTTCCGTGATGATCCGATTGAAGGGCCATTACAAGAAGCATCGATGAGTGTTTGGGCTAGAATTCAATACGAAGAAGATTGATTATGAATCAAGAGTTTCAATTTACATCTAGAACACCCAATGAAATGGTTGCTGAGTTAAATCGCAACCGTGAAATGGCCCCTGGTCACTTAAGTATTCAAGATATTTTAGGTAAAAATAAAGAAAAGTCTGCTTCACCTAATATAGATAGAGAAACCGGTATGCCTGTAGCAGGCAAATACATGCAAGATGGCCAAGAACAAAATGCCCCCGGAGTTGCTGGAGCACTTCAAGAAAAAGAACGAGAAGAAGAACAAGGGCGAGAACGAGGACAAAGGCAGCAAGGCCAAGGAGTCAGCTGAAAAAGGCTTGAAAGCTGCAAAGGCTGCTAAGCTTCAAAAAGATAAGAATAAGAAATAGTGCCTTCTCATCTTCATTTGGCGTATAGGCGGAATGCTCAAGCAGCCGCTAAGAATCATCGTGTTCGCAAAAATAAAGATGAGCATTTATTAGAAAAAGCAAGAGACGAGTTTGGTTTCTTTTGTGAATATGTAGCAGATAAACCGCCAGCCAAACATCATAAAGAATGGAATAAACAGCTAGTAACAAATGAAAACAGTTCTTGCTTATTAAAAATTGCTGGTCCCAATATTGATCTACTCGGTCCCAGAGGGTCAGCCAAAAGTACCGTGTTAGGTTTATTTACGGCATGGGCTATTGGTATTCATACAGCAGCTAAAAAGCCACTGCAGATTCTTTATCTTAGTTATACAGTTGATATTGCAAGATCTAAGTCAGCAACAATTAAAAGGATTATTGAATCAAAGCGATATCAAGAGGTCTTTCCCACCGTTAAGCTGCTCAAAAACGTTACTAGTAACGAGTACTGGTCAATCGACCATAAGTTTGCTGGCATCGATACAACTGGTGAAGAACAATTTACTTTATGTGCCGCAGGTCTTAAAGGCTCTGTGACTTCTAAGCGTTCACAACTTGTTATTATTGATGACCCTGTGAAGTCTGCTGCCGATATTGGTAATCCGGACATCCGGAAGATGATGCAAGATAATTGGAATGCGGTGATTGCACCAACGATGTTTGAAGGGGGTCGTGCAATTTGTTTGGGGACGCGATTCCGTCATGACGATATCCATGCCACAACGTTCTGCCAACAGAACAACTGGATGCAGATTGTCCTATCAGCGATCTTAAATAACGAGGAGACAGGCGAAGAAGAGTCATACTGGCCAGCTATGTGGTCACTAGAGTACCTCAAAGAGAAGAAGCGTCAAGCACCGATCGCTTTTTCATTTCAGTATATGAACCAGATTGTCAGGCAGAATGAACTGTCTTTGGCACCAGAGCTGCTAGTTAAAGCCGAAATTGCAACTGAGTTTGATTGCTTAGGGGTTGGTGTTGACCTATCTGCAGGCACCAAAGAGAAGAATGATTATACGGTTATGGTGCTAGGTGGACGCATTGGAGACAAAATTCACATTATTGATTACAGACGTTTGCGTGTAATGGGTAATTTAGAGAAGTTAGATGCAATGAAAGAACTTTTATATGACTGGTCAGTTATTGGCAAACAAGAAAATGGCGTTTGGTTTCCTACTTATTCAACTTGTGATATTTGGTCTGAAGCTGTTCAATATCAAGCGTCTTTAGAAGCTGACTTTAAACGAATTTGTTTAAACCAAGAAAATTTGTATAATTTGATTTGGCATCCAGTTAAAGGTTTCCGTGCTGATAAGCTGGCGCGATTTAGGGGGATCATGGGAATGTTTGAGGATCGTAAAATAATATTTAACAGGTATCGTAACTTTACGAACATGTTTGAAGAGCTAACTAATTTTGGAGTTAGTTCGCATGATGACTGCGTTGATGCTTTAGTTTGGCTTGTTAATGGGTTAATGAAACGCGGCAAACTACAACTAGATTTTTAAAATGGAACAAATTATTGCAGCTTCTATTGCACTTTTTTCAGGTGGTGGTTGGTTTGTTGGTAAAGTGTTTGGTCGAATGAGAGCGCTTGAAGATCGTATTGATCGGATGCCTCTTGAATATGTTTTAAAGCAAGATTATATTCGTGAAATGGAACGCATGAATGAAGAATTTCAAACTATTAACGTTAAGCTTGATAAACTAATGGAAAGATTATTAAGCAAATGAGCTACTACATTGAGTTAGAAGAAGATCAAAACGGTGATCTTATTTTAGAAATTCCAGAAGAAGTCATTGAAGTCCTTGGCTGGGAAACAAATGATCTTTTGACATGGGATTTAAGAGGTGATGGAGTTGTTGTTCAAAAGCTCAATTCAAAATTAGACGAGTAAAATAATAAGAGTTCTATTGGAGATTATGCGATACTCCGGTGGTGATCCAAACTTAGGTAATTCAGGCGGCATGGGAGGCATGGTAATGCCCATGATTCCATTTAGTCGATTTAGTCCTGTCAGTCCACAAAAGCAAGTTAATCAATACGATAAATTAGATGCTATTCGAACGCTTGGCAATATGACAGAAGCTCAAAAGAATGGTTTTGCCAATAAGCATGTGTATTGATGGAATTAGCAGGATCCTATATTGATTTAATGATGCCCGAAAAACCACGGACAGCTTATCCTGTGCAAGGATTTACTACAGAATATTCTGGACCTTTGCATGAAGATCCAGAACATTCTAGTGAGCGAATGAAAAGCATGGGCAATATTAAGTCTGCTGCTGTACCACGTAATACAAGTCCATCTAATTTTGCATCACCAGGAAGTAAAGGTTCTGGTTTTGCCAATGTAAATACTAGGAGGCAATTCTAATGTTTATGCCAAGACAAGAAGGACCACCAATTGTGATGGATGAAATTCCTAGGACTTATTATCCAGGTCGTGGATTTTTAAGTGATCAAGAAGCTTATCCTACGGATATATATGGCAATCCGCGAATGCCTGAAATACCCAGGGATATATTTAATCGTGCTCCTCGTTACGGTGGAGGATTAAATATTCCTGGTGCTCCCGGCAATATACAAACTCTTCCTTATTTAACTGCTACACCTAGCTTTGAAATTCCAGGTGGCCAGTCTCCATACCGATTTGGTCCTTACCTTCCTTACCGAGGGGAAGAGAGAAAAGAAGAAGAAACACCTTTTATTCCTATTCCTTTACAACAAGCGCAAGGCTTGCCCATGGGTTTTCAAAATAAATATGTAAGCTAATGGCACAAGATAATTCAAAATATACAAAGCCAGGTTTACGCGAATCAATTAAAAAACGTGTGATGGCTGGCAGTAAAGGCGGAAAGTCAGGTCAGTGGTCTGCACGTAAAGCCCAGCTTGTTGCTAGTGAATACAAAAAGAAAGGCGGTGGCTATAAAGGTGGTCAGTCTAGTAAACAAAAAGATCTTAAGAAGTGGGGTAAAGAAGACTGGCAAACAAAAGACCAATATGAAAAAGGTAAAAAAGCTGCTACAGCAGCCAAGAAAGCTAAAGATAGAAAGTAATGGCAGATAAAGCAATACAATCAGATGGTACAACAAAGCGATATTTACCCAAGAAAGCTTGGGCTAAATTGTCACCAGAGGAACGCGATAAAACAGATGCTAAAAAACGCGCTGCATCTAAACAGGGTAAGCAGTTTGTAGCCAATACAGATAAAGCTAAGAAGGCTGGCAAGGCTGCTAGGATGTATAAACAAAAGGGTAAGAAATAGTGTCGGACACCAATAATCGCCTAAAGGAAATTATTGATGCTTACATTGAGCGGAACGGAGATGCTCAAGTAGACAGTGGCATTGTTTCGTCACATATTGCACAGATGAAATTATTTGGCATCCGACAGGGTGTTGAATTTTTTCCATCTCAAGACAACTTTGGTCAGCAACGCGGTGACTTTATTAAAAAAGTTGCTAAGTACAATAAGCTAGATATTCGTTTAGATAGTATTTGGGATTATTTTTTGTGTGATGGAAAGGGGCTTTTTTACATTAGACCTACTGAAAATAATTATCGTCTTTATTATTTCCGCAACTACGAGTATCGCAGTTATTACAACGTTGATGGTGAACTAGAAGAAGTTGTAATTATCTATAGCTATAAAGTAAAACAAAATGCAGGTAATGCTATCTCAGACATTGGTCTTGGTGGCATTGAAATGGGTCAACTAACAGGTGGCAATGTAGCTCCAAAAGAAACACCAGGACGCAAAAAGTATATTCGTTTGTCAATCAAACCTTTAGAAATTGAAGAAACTCACTCTGATGGTGAGATGTCGTTTGAAAATATCACGACTACTATTCCTGGAAAGAGTAATAAGTTTCCAAATGAACTTGGTTATATTCCTTGCGTAGAGATTTTTAATAATCCAAAAGGATTTTCTATGGAAGGCAATGGAGAATTTGATCAGTTTGCTAGCCAAATTTGTTTACATGATGAACTGGTACGCACAATGCGTAAAAATCTTCAGTTCTTTGGTAATCCAACATTGCTATCATCTCGTCCTAAAACAGATTTGATTGAAAGTAGTAGTGGTGATGGGGCAGCACAACGTCCATCTATTGCAGCCAACTCTGGTTTTACTAGTATGTCGCCACTGTCATCTTCTACGTTTAAACAAGATCCTATTGGACGTAGCAGTGTAGATGGCAGCATTCGTGTGCCACGTGTTATTGCAAATCTTGAACCTAATGATCGCGTTGGTTATATTGTTCCTGATGCAATTTCTGGTGATCAGAATGCATTTGTACGGCAATTTCGAGAAGAAATTCGAACAGCATTAGGTGGTGTAGATGAACTCTCAATCAGTGCAGGTGTTACTGCTACCGAGTATAAAAGTTTGTTTGGTCGTGTGGCAGCCACCAGCAAGAAAAAAGCAAATGCAGTTTATGAGCATGGAATCTGCAGATGTCTAGAACTCATTATCTTCATGGAAGAAACGATGTTCAAAGATACGCTTGCAGCTGTAGCTGGCATTGAAAAGCCAGTTACTCCAGCAACAGATTCATCGTTAGAAGAGAAAGCTGCTTATCAACAAGCTTTGAAGCAGTTTGAAACACAGATGAAACAAATCATGCAGGCTTTAATTAAAGCTCAAATGGTTCCCCCTGGTGTTAAAGGATTGATTCCTGATGGCGACTTAACAGTTAACTGGCGTTGGTTAGGTCCTGTTTATGAAGAATCAACGCAAGACATTTTAAATAATTCAATTGTTGTTCGCAATTTACAAGAGCTAGGAGTTGATAGTATAGAAGCATTGAAGTATCTTTTCCCAGCCAAAACGGATGAGGAAAGAGCGGAAATGCTTTCAGGCTTTCCCTTCAGAATGGTCGGTGAATTACAGGGTGCTTATAACAAGTTCTCTGGTTTGGTTGCGGGAATGATGCAGACCCCACATCCACAAGCTCCGGACCTGCCTTTAGCTGCAGATCCACGCTTGGACCTCACTCCCTATCTGTATCGAACTCTTGAAGCATTACAAAAGGAGATGAGCTATGCAGGACGCTACCGTCCAATCGACCCCACAGATGAGCCAACCATCCGTGGCCCCAAGCAGCTACGTGGCAGCAGCCCCGCAGCCGTCAACCCCAGTTCAGGTGAGCCAGGCCGGGGTAGCTTACCCCCAGGCGGCACCCCAGGTGGCACCTCAGGCAGCCCCCAATTACCAATCCGCCCCGTCAGCATTCGTCCCCCCTTCCCAACCGGCAGCCCCACAGGCGAACCCATGGGAATCGGCGTTCAGCCAGGTGGTGGGTCTTCTGGGCCAACAGGCCTCCCCATCCCAGGCAGCACCATCACCGGTCCAGGCTCCGGTAGCGAGTCCGTATACCCAGGGGAACTGGGAGTCACAGGCTCCGGTCAATTACCCAGCGAACTACGGACAATCGGCTCCGCAGACCTCGCAACCAAGCCAGACATACTCGCCCAACTCTTCCCAAACCTTCTCGGTCAGCTCCTTGGAGGACGTGGCCCAGGTGCTGGATTGGAGTCCGGAAAGCCGGATGGTGGTGGCGAATTACGGAACAGAGGCTCCGGCAATTCTAAATCAGTACGCCCTAAACCTGGAAGGGATGCTGGACAGCGCCGTGGCATGGGGCCAAACCGCAACTGACACTTTGATGGGTTATGCCCAGTTCTCTGTTAACGAGCACAAAGAAAACCTGGCATATAACGAGATTCTGACGAATCCCGATGTTCTGTCTGATTACACCTTGGAATTCTTTGGTCCCCGTGGCCCCTATCCGGTGTATGAATCAGAGCGCGATCTGGAAACGAAAGGTTATCCAACTGCTCCGGTTGGTCAGCAAGGTCAAGTTGTCCCTGGCTTACCTGCTCCCCCACAGGCTGAGGCTCCTCAACAGCCCCAGGATTTCTGGGGTGCCTTTAAGCAACAGATGGATTATGACCCAACTCAAGCTTGGCGCATTGTGAACCAGGCTGATCCCCGTGTTATGGCTAACAAGCTATTCGTAATGGAGTAATCTCATGCTTGCAGGTAAATACATTCGTGGCATTGCGAATAGTCCTGTAGGTTCTGCTGTGGCTGGCGGCGCTGCTGCCGCTGGCCTTTCTGCTCTAGGCAACGTTGGCTCTGATAAACCAGGCGAACGTATTGCAACTGAAGCATTAGGTGCCGCTGGTTTAGGTGCAGCGTTTGGTGCAATGATTCCAGCACGCTCAAGAATGTACAGCAAAGCTAATGCAGAAGGCGGCGGACGTGTAGTTGCAGAACAAATTGCAAATGATCCGAGCATTCCTGACGAACAAAAAGTTCGTGGTCTTAAGAATGTTCAACGAGTAGTTAAAGCAACACCTCCTCTCGCTGGAGCATTTTCAGCAGGAACAATTGCCCTTGGTGGTGCTGTCGGCGGACAAGTCGGTGGTGGTGTAGCAAATTTAATGGGTATTGATCCTGAAAATCCAGGCTCTAGCAATACCATGAGTGCTCGCTACAGTATGCAAGGCTACGTTTAAAGTAAGTCACTGCTAAAATCTTATTAGATTAGGTTTTCAATTAGACCCTTATCCATTTTTATACTCTTAGGCGAGGATAGAAGATGTTTCTTGACAACGATTTTCCAAAAATTCTAGGTGCGGAACTTTATCGTCCCCACCCCGCATATATTTGCGAAATGGCTGTTGAGCCTGTGGTCGTTCACGACTTCACCTCTCAGCCTGGCCAAACGGTGCAACTGGATCGCTACAAGTTCTGGGGATCTCCCGGCACTAAAGATAGCCGTGAGCGTATCTCTGATCAGACGATTGGTACTGCCAACAGCCGCAACATTACCAAAGAGAAGGTGCTTGTTGTGCTGAAAGAGTACACCGGCCCTGCAGACCCGGCTGATCCTACCCAGCCTTCTACTTTCAAAATTGCTCGGGAAACCCTGATCACCGCGCAGCGCTTGCTGCTTGACACGGGCAACCTGAACATGTTCCACCAGTCAATTGGTAGTTTGACTCTGTTAGACGACTATCGCCGCTGGCGCGACCGCGTCTTTATTGACGAATTGGCTAAAGCTGAAGCACAAGGAAAGGCCAGCACTACCCAAGGTGGTTACTACTTCGCTGGTGACAAGACCAAAGATGCTCAAGGTCGTATTTCTTATACTGCCGCTGAGTACACTGCACAGGTTCAGCAGTTCTCTGTCCGTACTGACCTTTTGGAAGTCGTCAAGGATCTGCGCAAGCGCAACGTTCCGACCTTTGCTGATGGTCTGTATCGCTGCATCTGCGACCCCGTCTTTATGATGCATTTGCGTCGTGACGAGGACTTCCGCGAGATTGCTCGTTACAGCGGCAACCCTGGTCAAGGCATGTACATGGCTAACCCCATGATGCCTAACAACTCCAGCTTCTACATGGGTCCTCAAGCTGGTCAGGGTTACTTCCTGGCTGGTGAGCCTGTGATGCCAACTGGCGTGCAATTTGAAGGTGTTAAGTTCTTCGAGTCAACCAACTTCCCGACCAAGAGCCTTAATGCTTCTTTCGATGATGGCAATGCTTATGCCTCTGAAGAAGTTGCACAAGGTTATTTCTTCGGTCCTCAGGCAATCGGTATTGGCATCGGCGGTCCTAACGCTCAGGTGTTAATTAACAACAACGATGACTTCTCTCGGTTCATCATTCTTATCTGGCAACTGTATGCTGGCTTCGAAGTTCTGAATAAAGATTTCATCACGAATGCCTTCAGCTTCATCTCAGACGACGGCGTGGTCTGATTAAAAACAACGTTCACCATACCTTTTAATTAAATGGCATATTTATCCGCTAAAAAAATCTACCCAGCCGACATGGCTGAGCCCCTAAACGGCTGGTATCAGAACATTGATACTACTGGTGGATCTACCAACAACGCTTCCAAGGGTGGCCCGACTTCAGTTCTGGCTACTCCTGGTTATCGTTATTTCCAACAACGCGGCTATGTTCCTGTCACCACCTCTACAGGTGATGGCTATACCACTACCGCTAATGTCATTATTCCTTCTCCTTACAAGAATGATGACACGCGCACAAACATCACCGGCATGACCATTGATGCAAGCGCTACTCTTCCTGCCTACGTTTATCGCGCAACTATTTCAGTTGCATCTGGTTGGGGTGATGGTCGTATTGCATCTGAGCTGTTAACTTCAGGTTCTACTCAAGTTATCGGTTTTGGCCCTGGCTCTGCAACCGCACCAACTACTCATTCCGGTCAAGTTGATGCTGCAAACTTAACCGCTGCTTCTAACAGCATTGCTGCTGGTTCTGCTGGTTATGGCCTGTCTCCTCTTACCTCTGGTGTTCAGTACAAAGAACTGACTGCTGATACTACTTATCGGGTCTACTCTAAAACTGCTACCAACGCTACCGCTACTAACGGTGGCTGGGCAATTTCTGACTCTGATAAGTCTGCAGGCAACACCGGTTATATTCTGGTTGAGCTGTGCTACATTCAGCCTGACGTGGCTATGGAGTACGACGATATCGAGCAGTACATTCCTTATAAGATTGCATCTAACTACCCTGGTTATTGATAATTAGGGTAATATGGGGTCAGTGATTAATACTGGCCCCGATGCTATATCAGCATAAAAAAACAGGTACACGCGTTAAAGTTGTTACCGAATGGGATAATGGCGATTGGTTCATGGTCGAAGACCAGGACGGTCGCATTTTTACTGTTTATTACACAGAGATCGAAAAAGACGATCAAGCAACTAAAAAGGTAAAAACTCTTCAGGTTAAAGATGCAGCGTCAGGTGAAGAGCCGCGAACCTTTCCAACAGATACACGTTTAAATATTAATGCTGCTACGCCTCGTATGATTTCAGATCATATTAAAGGCATTGGCATGAAGACGGCAAAAGACATTAAAGATTTACAAACTTCGTTATCAGGAGAACGTTTTCACAACCTGGAACAATTAAGACAAATTAAACGTGTTGACTGGGACTCAGTATTTGCCGCTGATTTAATTCGTGTTTAATTGACACAGTTTAGAATATACTGATAAGCCTGATGTGCAGTGCAGTTATCTACCTTCAATAAAAGTAGAATCAGGTATCATTTGGGGTACTACGTAACTAGTGTTCCTGCTGGTGATTATGCACGTCTAGAAGAATCATTGAACTCTGTTCCAGATTCATTGTTTCATGACAAGATTGTGTATCAAATTGACCGTTGTGATGCAGCGGAAAAGAAAACACAATTGGCATCGTTAGACCCTGATTTTACTCCTCCTAGCACCAGGGTTGAAGGCATCTTAGGTGACGTTGATCGTACGATTCGCTCAAGCAATGTACGTGATGCTTTACGCCTTTGGAATGATGTTTATTTGTATGAGACAAATCGTCTTGCACAAATCTTATATGTTCCTAACTACAAAGATGAAATGCAAGCACGGTATCGTTACGAACGATCCGGTGCAGAATTTATTCAGGCATTACCTGGTCCAGCCGACACAACTGTTGGCGGCAACATTGTTCTCCATAGGTCTTATAGATAATTATGTCTTTAATTAATCAGGCTTTTAATTTTGGGCGACGATTACCTGTTGTTCAAACAGGTATTGATGTTTTGACCAGTCCACGCACCTATCAAGCGATTGGTGGTCAAATCGATGATGTATTAAAACGAGCCCTGCCTGGTAAGTTTAGGGGCGCTGGCATTCAAAATGCTCCCACAAAATTAATTGGGGAAGTTAGTGATATTGCAGAAATGGCTCCAGGTGCTGCAAGAGAAGCCGCTAGAAATAATCTGCAACGTAAATTTCAAATGGCAGGTAGGCTTGATGATGCTGTTAGGCCAACAGGAGGGCAGGCTTCTACTGGAGCATTAAGAGCACCTGGCATTCCTAACTCTCCCAGAAGTTTTGATCTTACAATGCCGCGTGGCGCTAGGGCTACTTCAGGGTCTTTTGCTCCTGATTTAAATTCAACATTTCAAGGACCAGCATTACCTGGTGGTTCTAAGCCAGGTTTGCTGCAGCGAATGAATCCGCTTAGAAATCCAGGTCGTCTTTTAAACCCAGGCAGTTTGCGCGGCGGCATTCTTTATGGTGCTGTTGCCGAACCCATTATGAATAAGATGGGTTTAGATGAACAAACTCAGGCTACTGTACAAGGCGCATTGTTTACACCTGGTGGTCCTGTGATGAAAGGTTTAGGAGCTATGGTTGCCAATGATATGTATCGTCCAGTTGCTGATGGAACACTAACTTCTCCTGAAGCATATGCAAGTCTTACACCTTTAGAACGCCGTAGTTTATACGGTGGTTCAGGTGACATGGATGCAGGTCCAGAGAAGTCAAATACGTCCCAAGAAAAATCTACGCCACCTGCTCCAGTTGTACTTACTGCGCCACAGGTTGAGGCTCCTGTTCCAAGTGCACCACCTAATGCACCGCTTCAAACACCCATTACACCTTTTCCGCAATCCGTTAATGGTGGCGCTAGAGCCTATACTCCAGGAAATCAAGCAGGTAATGTAGGTGCTACTTATGGCAATGGAACAAGCACGGTTCCTACTGCTAATCCTGCCAATACGGTTTTACCTCCTAACGCAGAGCAGATTTTACAAGCTGATCCAATGCAGATTTATGGACAAGCACGTTCAGCAGCTGTAGGCCAAGATCAAAATGCAATGAATAAAGTTCGTGATCTTGGGCTTGCTCTTCATCGTCAACAGTTCCCTAATCTTTACGAAACACCAAACTCAGTGCCTGCTGCAATGACAGCTAAGGATCAAGGAAGTGCACTAAATGAGATTGAACCTTCACAGATTGATCAAGCATTGCTTGGTATTTATGAAGGCAAAAATCCAGTTTTAGATCCTAATAAGTTCTTGCAAGTGCAGTTACAAGGAAGGGTGGCACGATGACTTACAAGATTACTCCAGCTGATCAGCAAGCTACATTTAGAACTGCACGACGCTTAGGATTAAATCCATACGAGTTTGGTGCTGTTTTAGATAAAGAATCAGGCATCAATCCTAATATTTGGGGTGGAAGTGGAGGTAACTATTACGGTGCAATTCAGTTTGGTGGACCAGAACGCACTGAAGCTGGTTTAGATCCAAACAAAATTGGTCGTTATACACTTGCCGAACAAATGCCCCACATTGAAAAGTGGGTTTTAGGCCGTGGTTTTAAACCAGGAATGGGTGTAGATAAACTCTATGCCACTATTCTTGGTGGCAATCCAGATGCAGACATGAATCTGCCTGATTCAAATGACACAACAGTTAGCAACTCTGTGCGTGGATTTTTGCGAGGAGGCGCAAACTACAATAGGGCTATGCAAGTACTAGGGCCAGCTCCAAACGAAACAACTATGCCAGTTGCAGCCGGAGATCAAGTCCCTACACAACAAGCAGCTACAGCAACTACTACCACTCAAACTTTGCCTGACGGCACTGTTATTAATATCAATATTGGTAAAGGTAAAACTGATCCCAAAACTCCTGAATTTGATCCGAATAAGTTCATGAAGCAATATATGATGAAAACAGTTTTAAGTGGTGGATTAGGATCTACCGGTATTGTTAACGATATGATTAAACAAGCAAATCAAGGTGGCTATATTAGCCCAACACAGGCAATGTCTGTATTTGGCGGCTTTAATTAAAAGCTGTATTAAAATAAAGAAACCAGGAGTAACTCATGGCAACTACTAATACTAATAAACAACCGGTATTCGTTGATCGTCCTTTGATTAACAGGGCACGAATTACAAACCAAGTTGTTGGCGGCAACGGAAACTTAAACGTTTTGGGTGGACAAAACCCAGCACTGCTAGTAGATATGGACGCCACATTAACTAGCGACAATAACAGTGGTGGAATTGTAGATAGTATTACGATTATTCGAGATAACTTTAGTTCAGAACAGACTGAAGATTATTTAATTAATAGTACTACCAGTGGCGATTATATTAGTGTTACTAGTGGTCAAACTGTACATATTGCAGAGACTGGCGTAACAGCAATACCTGCTGAAAGTGGTATTGGTTACTATACCTATACAGGTGTTACTCCTGTTGAAGGACCAAATACAGATCTTATTTATAGTGGTGACGCTGTTCCCATTGGAAGCGGTTTTACTTTTACCAGTGTGACCCAAGCAACGTTGCCATCAGTTACTTTTGTTTGCTATCACACTCGTCAAACAACTGTACCTATTCCTGCTGATGGTGATTACGGTATTATTTTCTCTAAAACTGTACCGATTAATACATCATTTGTTGATTGTTCAGATGTGATGCCTGAACTAATTGTGCCTTTACCTGAAGCAGGTAATACCACGGGCCTTGGTGAGGCTACACCTTTGAAAAACCGTGGTATTTATTTGCAGCGTGGTGATCGACTTTATATGGGTGTGTTGCAAGATGGTGTTTATAACACTCCGTCAGGTTATACAGCAGGTGTTCATGTTATTGCTCAGGGTGGTTATTTCTAATGCCTAAAGGTTTTGGGGGTTTTGGAAACAAGAACCCTAAAATCAATACCAGCTTTGATCGGTTTAAATTTACTAGCAGTAGCGATTATAAAGTAAAGCCAATCAAGGCTGAGTTTGGTGGGTCTATTCCATTATCTATTTACACTTATGATGCACAGTCAGCCTGGTTACGTTGGCGTAGAGGTTGGGAGCTAGCAACTTCTGATATTGCTAATGCTGCTTATACATATGATTTTGAATATTTAATTCCGCAAACATCAGGAGCAATAGATGAAATTGGTGGTCGCTCACCAGTTATGTCAGGTACCTTTAAAGGTTTTCCAACAGCCAATAAAGAACTTGGTATGCATTGGACTGGGGTTATTCAGGCTGGTAACTTACGATTTGATAATTTATATGATGTTAGTGGTGTGCGGTTAGCTGTTTCGGGCGAAGCACATCCACAAACACTATTCTCAGGTGTGTCTCAAGATAACTCTAGATTTTGGTATATTCAACTTTCTGGTCAGTTTAGTACTGCTAGTGGAGAGCAAGTTCCATCACCTCTGCTTGTTACGTTTTCAGGCGGTGAAACAGCCAAACCTATTGTTGGTGATATTTTAGAAGACAAAATTATTACTGTTTCAGGTGATGCCATTGATAGCGAAACACGCAACCCGGCGACTAACATACGTTATGGTTTTATACAAGCAGTTTTAGTTGGTATTGATGAGTACCAAGGCATCCTTCAATTTGAAAAACGTGGCTCTGTTCAAAGCACTATTGATGGTGTCCAGGTCACTCCTTCTAGAATTCCGCCGCATCCTGGTAGATTTTTCCAAACAGGTCGTCGATTTTGTTGTACTTGCCAGGATTTTACTCGGCGTGACTATGCTTATATTTCAACTTTGGGTCAGAGGCGGGGCAGAAACTTTCCTGTTACAGCTCCGGGAGCAACGACGCCAGGTCGCTATGAACAGCTTAAAAGATTCGGAGAATTAACACAAGCCGCACAAATTCAATGGACTAAATATTTTGTTGAAAATAATTTGTTTGAATTAGTTGCTCCTAGTGGTTATAACTTAGAAGAAGTTACATCAGGTCAGGTTGAAAAAGATATACGTTTACCTGCAAATTTGTACCGTGATTTCCCTGGAATCTTTGCTGATTTCGGTAATATCTATCGGCGTGGTTTTGGAGACAATCTAGAGTTTACTAGTGGTGTTGCTGAGACAATGCCTAGTTATGCAGACTATAAAGAAAGCGGAGAAACAATTATTGAAATTAACGATGATTGGACTTTTACATTAAATCAATACAGATTTTGTAAACACATTCAAGCATTACGTTATTTAAATGGAGAATTTCCTATTGAACCATCTGACTATCCATTTGCAACAGCAGATGATTTAGTAACTTGGGAAGATGATCTTATTGAAAAAACACAAAAAGACCAACAAAAAGCATTTGAAAATTTCACTTACTATGGCATGAGTCACATGGATGTTCCTCCGTTTAACGTGGAATCTCCAATTATGGTGTCAATGACACAAAAGTTATTTAACTTTCCTGCTCAATTTGTGCAGCTGCAAAGCTTTGTAATGGTTGACAAAAATGGGCAAAAGTACTTACCTGGCTCTGGAGAACGCCCGTCCAGTGAGGGATTGACAGAGAATTACTGATAAGCGTTATAATAAGTACATCAGGTCTACCATAAGTTAACCTGATACAAAGACTAAAATCCGTTTAAAGCGACAAGCCAGTGTCTATAGTTCTATCAACAATTAAGCCCTATCATGCTCCACATGCATCTCCCGTCTGACGCACGTATTGTCGATGAAATTTTTTCTTTGACTGGAACACCTAAATGTCGAGACGAAGGCTGGTTGATGGCCATGGTCTCTACTTATGGCAAAACAACCAGAGAACTAAAAGAATTTACCTGGAATGATGATGATTCGATCAGCATTCCCAGCAAAAAAAGACCTGTCCGCCCGCTGCATCCGCAGTGGGTTTATTTGTTTCAACTCAAAGAAAAACAGCCCTCCAAGCTGAAGAGCCGTTGGTCTAGCCTCGCTAAGAGCCTTGAAAAGAAACAAAAAGATGGTTTGGTCAACTTAAGCCTTGACTCCTTGCTTCTTGCTTACAAGATTCGCAAGGTGTACTACACCCCACTCAAACAGTCTGAGCGGTCGCTTGTAGCTGCTTAAGCACGACCTTGCACTTAGGAATATTCCAGTAGTAGCTGTCCCTTGACCTGGTCAAGGGGCCTGCACCATAATGGCGTCCAAGCTTAAACGTGCCGTCGTCACGCATACGATGAAGTTCGATACGTGGCACCTCAAGGATGCGCTCGGCCTTGTGAAGGGGAACCCAGTGGTTAGAAGTCATGTAGTGGTTGCAGCTACATATTTAAATTAGGCTTCCAACAAGAAATGTCAAGCACATACTGTTTTGTTTAATATGCAGTAAATTTTTATAAAGTTTTCCGTAGGTTTACCAAAATTAGACTATAAACAGCTACTACGAATAGGATGTTTCAGACAGAGACCGAACCCCTCGCTCTTCTAGTCGAAATAACACCCCGTTTAGCTAAAAGGAGATTTAGACAAAGTATTTACGAAGCCTGGAATTTTAAATGTGGTTATTGCGGCGCTCCAGCAACTTCTTTAGATCACATTATTCCAAAGTTTAAATCCGGTTCTTCTGCCCGTAGTAATTTAATTCCAGCCTGTCGTTGTTGCAATCATCATAAAGGATCAAGAGATATGAAGGAATGGTTTAAAGAAAGAGATTATTTTACCGAGGAAACACTTCAAAAAATTATTCAATGGACAGAAAGCGATAAAATAAATGTTATAACTGAAACTAACCTAGATAGTCTAGGCTGTGCATAATGTCTGTTGGATATAGTAATGAAAAATGGCAGATTGAAAACCTGCCTACAAATCAACAACGTACAGGTAATAATCCATACCTAAAAACAGACACTGATATTATTAATGCATTTCCAAATAGAAACGCTAATGATTGGTTAGATTTTTTTCCTGCTAGTAGTGGTGGATTTAATTTTATTACCAATGATCCTGAAGGGCGTTATGAATCATGGACAACAGGAAAAGATCCGCTTGGTAAAAACTGGCCACAGTGGACATTAAAAACTGATCCAGACGAATGGGCAAGTCAGTATCCTGATAATCGACCAACTACAGAAACATATTATGTAGCCTATAACAACTCAGAAAATAGATGGACAGGTGGTATAGGTAAAACAAAAAATGAAGCCAAAGCAGGAGGAGATGGCACTGGAAATAAAGTACATCAAATCACACTTACTGCAGGACAAGATGGTATTAAAGAGTGGCTTAATAGCCAAACAGATCCAAGCGGCAATTCTCTTACGGGTGGCAGTGATGTTAAAGAAGCTTTACGGGCTCAAAGGAGTATTTTAGGGGACAATGAAAAAGCTAATGAAGCAGCTCCAGGCCAACGTCAAGCTGCAATGGACTCATGGAATTATAACAATGTTTGGGTTCCAGCTAGTAATTATGCAGAAGCACATAACAAAACTGGTGAAAGCTGGAGAAATACCGAAGCTGAAAAATGGAATGAAAGTTTAGATGCTGATGATGGACCACGGCAACAAGTGGCAGATCAACAGAACAAGCTAGGTGACTTGCAATATCAACTTAATACAGATTTAAATAACTGGAGTAATAATGTAGCGAACTGGGCACAAGGAACTCGAACTGGAGAGTATGTAGATAATAGAAATCATATTTTTGCTACTAATGGCGTTGCAGGGGATTTAGCTGGAATTGCACAAAGAATAAATCAAGCAGCTAGAAACTCTGGTTTATTTCCAGATGGGATAGGAATTACTGAAGACGGAACAGTAGTAGAAGGAGGTGGTTCAATTGATATATTTCCAACAAACCTGCAAACATCAATGCTTGATGGAGTTAAAAACTCATATGGTGCATATTATGCAAATGAACGTGTTGACCAATGGGATGGTAGTAAAGATGGAGGTACATATGATTTAATTGGTAAATTTGATTCTAATTATTATTTAAATGAATACGGTACAAGTAGAGGTCTTATAAATAATTGGGAAAGAGCCACCCAGTATGGTGATCCAAATAGTCCGTTTGATCCCAATAATGATCTGGATGTTACAGCAAGGTTTGGAACACTCAGCAATATGGCTTGGTATGACTACAGTACCGATGGTCAATCAAGTGGTGCCAGGGGGTCAGCAGCTGGGGCTACAGAAGCAGCAGATACTTACACAGAAAGCTTTTCACAATTAACAGATGCAGAACAAGCTACGATTAGAGATCAGATTTTTGGTTTAACAGGAGAAGGAGAAAGCATTGACTGGGCAGAAGATATTTTAGATCCACTTGCCGATGAAACTGTAAGTTTTTTAGAAGGTAAAGTTGCAGGTGTTTTTAGTGAAAAAGATTTAGAACAACAAGATAAATTTCAAGGATTAGCAACAGATGTTTTGAAAAGAAGTGTTGATGAATTAAATAAACAACAAGAAAAAGAAAGAGAGATGGATGTGTTTCGAGGCTTACCAGGTTTT